TCATGTACATAATGGCAAGTATGTCTAACTGATACAAATATTAGTATAAGAAAAAGAACAGTTAAAAAACCATCACAACAATCTGAGCTCATTTAACAAACTCCGTAATCAATGTATCTTTTCTCATTTCATTTTGCTTTTTAGCCGTATTGTAAACACCCATAAGCTTTTCGATAACGGACTCTACTGTAACAGGGTCAGGAATGCCGTAGGAATACCAAACACCCTCTTCAAATTGAGTGCGAACATTTATGCCATATAAACCACTATCTGAGCCTGGGTTTTCTAAATCAGGCACAAATCTTGTAATTACAATCTCAATTTTTTCATTTAAAAAATCTGATGGCGCGCTATCATAAATCATTTAACAAACTCCGGCGCTAATCGTTTAACGTTTTCTATAAATTGAATTTCTTTTGCGCCAAGCTTACTTAAGTCCTGGTCGTCAGTCTGATAGTATTTACCCCAATAATTTGCTATAGCTTCTAAATTATTTTCAGGTAATGCAGCCCTAACAAACCAATAACGTAAGCGACAAATCATAGCTGCATAAATTAAATTACTCATTAGCTGGTCGTTATAAGGATAAACCGCATTACGGGGAAGCTCACCTAGAACCGACTCCCTAAGCGTGTTGTTTTCTTGTCTAGACAATTCTTTCCAAATCCATTCATGCGTGTTTGGTTCGCACATAAATACACCGCGCCCCACCCCATAAGAACCCCCGGGAACAACTTGTCGCAAATACATACCCGCTAAAGACTCTTGGCAGAAAGTAAATAAAACAAGCTTTCTGGCTACCGGGCTATCTATTGCAGGTCTCGCGCTGCTTAATCTTAAACATGCAGGTGTAATCACAAAATCATAAAAATGCTTAATATTGATGCTCATTTAAATATCCTTTTTGTTATTCAAAATCAATTTTATCATTAAAGCCAAATTGTTTAGTCTTGAATTTTCGTAAAGAATTTATGATATTAAACGCCCATAAAAACCCTGTATCAAAACTCGTTTTGGCAACATTAACCCCTCGCTTGTCAACACCCTCAGAATTATATAATTCACCCATAATTTGCTTAAGCTCTTTTTGTATTTCATTTAATCTTATGCGATTATTAATGCTGTAATTGCTCATCAGGGTTTACCTTTTGTAAATATTCATCATCTAATAATTCTGTTAAGGTAGCTACGCCAATGCTATCAAATCCATGCTGTAATTCCGACATCATGTGTGAAACCACAATAAAACCGTAAAAATATGGTTCCAATCCTAAAGATTTAATGAGCTCGCCACTTTTATCTTTAATTTCCTGAAATTTATCGTCAAATTCATCGACGGTAATCCCGAGTCTTGATAAATAACTTTTTACAATAGAGCCGCAAAGCGCGTGTAATATATCAACAGATTTTCTAACCTCATCATAATCAATTATTGTTGGCTGCATTTTCATTTTCCTTAACAAAATTATCAGATTTTAAAACCATGTTTAAATTATAAGCCATATGGCTTAAAGATGCCGCGCCTAATATACAGGCAGCCAATCGCATATCGATGTTATGCTGTTTAATAAAATTTTCAAACACAGGATAAACCCTTGTTATAACAAATTCATTATAAAGCTTTTCATCTTGCTGGAATGATTTTGCAATAATTTCGTTTAAATACATTCGAATGTATTCGATATTATCAGAAACTTGCATCATGATTTCGCGTTCTTCTTTTTTCATTTAACTTTCCTTAAAATGGTATATCATCATCGAAGTCATTAACCGGCGGCATAGCGCCAACTTTTTCAAGCGATGAGCCAACAGCGGCCTTAACATGTTGTCCAGGCGTTAAATCAAGTTTTTTAGTTTTTAATATAGGCTCTTTTCTTTCTTCGTCATGAGGTATTAATTGCACATCATGCCATTCTTTGATTGCCCCGTATTGATTTTGATATTCTTTCATAAAGATCTCACAACGACCGGTTTTATTAATAAGTGAATTAAAATCAACAGCGCCTGTTTTAGCAACATTTTCCATCCCTAAAGATTTAAATATTTCTGAAAACTTCCACATTTGATTACCGGGAACGATAAACATTTCCCATTCGCCTTTTTTACCGTTGCAATCTTTAATCATAAAGTTAAGCTGAATCATTTGCTCTGCTTTACGGCTTATCTTTTTTTCAAAAGAAATGATTTTAAAACTTCCCAAACCCGCAGCAAGCATTTTGCTTCCAATTTCAGCGCAATCGAACGGCTCAAAATTAACTATCATAAAAACCCCTATTTAATTTGTAAACTTTTCTTGTCTGTAACTAATCTAGCCCCGGGAATTTCTAGCCCGGATTTAAGCGCCTTTAATATAGCGCGCTTATCTGTAAAATATTCACTACGTTCATACCGATATAATGGCGAAAGTTGTGTTTCGTCATACACGTCCGCTGACGGAGCGCATTTTCTTAAATTGATTTCAAAATAAGGAGAGGAATCAATTTTTTGAATACCCAATCGCTCCATGTTATTTAACACGTAATCTTGTAGCTTTACAATCAATTTTTCTTTTTTTTCTTTTCTTTCTTTCATTGCAGCAATAGCTTCTTTTATAGCCAATTCATCCGCTTGCAAATTACGAATAAAAGCAGCAATACATAAGCACTTATCTTCAAAAGCATCGTTAATATTTTCCAGCGCTTGAAAGTTAATCTCGCCGGTTTCCTCATCAAAGTCATTCAATATCTCTTCGTACTGCCTTGTTATTTCATACAAGCTCATTATTCATACCCCTTAATCGCATCAATTACTAATTGTAAATTATTATCGATATACATGTCATTAAACATGCCGCGAGGGGATTTAGCTAAGTGATGAACGGATACTTGCGTTTGAAACTTATAGTGACCATCAATTAGCAATGCATGCAATACAACCGTAAATAGACCCTCAACCGTAATCGTATTATCCAACATTTTACCAATGGTTTTGCAACGGTAAACACCGTCTTCGTCGCGCATGGAATGGCTTAAAACAAAGATATTTAAATCATCACGAAATTTAGACAGTGCATTTAAAATAAACCATGCATGCTGCCCAATTTCTGCAAATTTACCGTAGCCTTTTTCAGTCGCTCTACCCATAAATTCGTTACACATAATATATTGAAAGTCATCAATGATAATATTTTTAATAAATAAACGCTCTTTGTTAATAGCTCTTAAATATTTTAAAATCAATTCATAATTATCGGTAGCTAAACAATTACCCCCCTCGCCTGTTCCTACCATTTTGTATTTTGACTTATGCCCACGAAAGGGTAAGGGTTTATTTTCAACGTTAATTAAAAATGTTTCTTCTGGGTTTAAATGTTCAATCGAGGTGCTTTTTCCGCACCCCGATTCTCCAATAATTAAACATGCTCTACTCATAATACTTTACCTACCCATAAACCCAACCAAAAACCAAAAATAAAAGCACCAGCAAAAAAATTTGTTTTGTTGAAAATTCTTTCTATATTTTTTTGCCGGCGAATCGGTGTGGCCATTTTTCGTTTAAACATTTTGAAAATCCCTCCGATCACGTCTAGCGTCTTTCACATCCTGGATAACAGAAGGTAGTATATCAATAATTGTGTTAGCAACATAACTACCAATGCTATTAAAGGCATCTTCTAAATGCTTAACCGCAGATTCCGCGGCCTCTTTACTTTCAATTTTGACATCTTTAACGTAACGCACAAAAGCAATGAGGATGTCTAAAATAGCGTTGCTTGAAAAGGAATCGTCATAAAATGGGGCTAAATTAATATTGGCTGTTTCGTTCAAAATAAATTGAGAAACATCACCTAAAGGTACATAAACCTCGTCAAGTGATTCGTCGGGAACAAATAAACATTGGTCTTTAATCAGTTTTTCAACGTGATTGATATAAGTATCCATAAAACTACTCCTAAATGTTAACTAAAAAAATTAAGAGGAGCTTTTACATGTACGTAGGAAATGCTAATTCAACCTACTACACAACCTCTTAATTCCACTCGCTGGGCAAGCAAATTCGTTAAACTTTTTCAACCTGTAAGTCGGCGCTTTTAACGTGTGCCATCAAAAGCGCCTATTTCTTAAGGAAATTGCAAGGCGAATCGTATAAACTATCTATTCGATAATGGTTAAATGCCTGCGGGCACCTTATACAATTCGCCTTGACATTTGAGAGTATAATTGACTACAATACTTTTGTCAACTAACTTACAAAAAAATATTTAAGAGGCATTGATGAAATTAATATCGAGAGTTGAGGCTATAAAAAATGGGCTTACCAAATACTATACGGGTAAACCATGTTCACGTGGACATATTGAAGAAAGATACACAAGTAGCGGAAGTTGTCACGGGTGCAGTTTAGAAAATAATGCGGTTTACCAAAAAAAAAGACGGGGGAATTATTTAAAAGCTAAAGAAGCCAAAGCAAAAAAAGACGAATAACTGTAAGGGTGCGAAAGCATCCTTTTTTATGCAATAAAGATTTTGTTCAATGGCTTTTGTTTTGTGTTATTTTATAATATCTTAGCTAACGGAAAAGAGAGGTGTTCAAACCACCTCTCCAAAGAACTCAAACTTTGTCCTAAGTTGAGCAAGCGGCAATTATAAAGCTGTACGATCAAATTGCAAGACATTTTTGAGGGAGTTTTAAAAAAAATAAGGACTGACATATGTCAAAGTTAGCTACTCCTTTCGCTAAATATTCAATGGATATTCTAAGAACAATTTGTAGATGGGATTTAACAGGTGAGGAAAATAAAATATTCCAAACCATCGTCGCAGAAACGATCGGATGTTTTAAAGACGAAGCAATTATATCCCTCAAGACCTTCGAAAGACTTACTGAAATAAAAACTAAACACTCCCCCGATATCATAAAAAAACTAATTCAAAGAAACATGATAATTCGAATACCACATAATAATCAATTTTTATATAGCATAAATTATGATACAAAATCATGGTTAAAGTTATCCACAGGAACAAGGGTACTCCCTCGCAAGGGTACTCCCCTCCCGGGGAGTAGAAACACTCCCTCGGAGGGGAGTAGAAACACTCCCTCGGAGGGGAGTACCCTTTTACAATATATACAGATAGAGAAGATCCGAGAAGAAGAGAGGTCGCCCGCTTTCGCGGACGCCCCTGCTGCTGCCGCTTTCGCTTTGCAAGACGAAGACGGGGGGACTGAGCCCCAACCCCTGTGCCCTGAATTAACACCGAGCAATGACCACCCATGGGAACAATACGGACTCACTAAGCTACAAGCCGACCTGATAGTTTTAAAAACAAAATCCCTCACTGTCCTGCAAACTCATTCGAAAACTGCTATACTTCATGGCATAGCAAAATCCATTCAAGACCCCGAGCAATTCAAGTTTTGCCACGGCGATTTTGCTAAAAAATTGAACGTGATTATAAAATGTGCAAATAAAGGCGATTGGGAACCCGACGTGACAGAAGAAAAACCAAAATTCGATGGGCGATGCACTCATCCAGACTGTAAAGAACTTGGAAAAGTTTATAATTTATACAATAAATGCCTTTGCGAACAACATTTCATGGATAAGCTGCATAACAAGTCAGGAATCAGCCTCGAAGAGCCACGGAAGCAAAAGAATACCAGGCAAGGAGAGGATATCGAGGAAGGGGGTAGACATACCTACCGGGTAGATAGGAGGATTGAGACAGATCCTTCTAATCCGTTTTTAAACGTATTTGTGCACTGCGTTAAAAACTCGGGACAATCTGAAGTTGCACAAGAAACAATCAAAAAGATAAGAGAGGTGTTAAAATGAGCAATCCATGGAAAAAAGATGATTTTTTATTTGACCAAGAACAGCGGAAATTCGAGGAAAGTTTGAAAGAAAAATTCCCCGGTTCGACGACATTGTCAGAAGCTGAGCAAGCCAAAGTTGTTGAGTTTGAAATCGGGAAACATTGCATACGAGCATTAGGCGATTTTTTGAAAGGTCAGATAAGCCAAGAGGGTATGTGGACAATTCTTAACAGCCGACGAGAGCTTGCAAAAAAACAAGCAGAGAGTCAGCTTTCGCATTAACAACAAGATTCATTAAATACAAAATGGCTTATTAACAAGCTTATCAACAGGTTTTGGGGATAACTTTAATTCATTTTTGTTGTGAAAGCATGAATTGTAAGTATTCGTTTACAATCGGATTAGCTTTTTTGGGGTTGTTTTCCCAGACCTGGATTGATTTAAGAGGAAGGCTAAGTTTAGAGGCAAGTTGCATTTGAGTCAAGCCCAACGCTGCTCGCATTTGTTTGAGCGACATTTTATCAATATCGCCCATGTATTTTGTATAATTAGTTTTCATTCTCAATGATTTCTTTAAAAATTTTTAATGATTGCTCTAATGATTGTTGATTTACTTCTAATCCGCAAATAAACATAACATTACCCACAGTTCCTGGGTCGATTTTATATTTTTCTGCCATGTTAATGATTCCTCGTTTGTAAGCGTTTTCTATTTTTTGGCAAATATCAATAGCTTTTTCATAACCCTCATCCCTAAAATTAACCGAAAGTTGCATTTTGATAAATTCTGCAAGTTTCTCGCAACTAGTTATAAGCTTAGAATATTGTTCTATATTTTCTTTCAAAATATTTTTGCATTCATCATCTTTAGCATAACTTTCTTTCATTCTTTCGGTATGAAATTTTAATTCATCCTTTAAGTCTTCTTTTTTCATGCGCATTTTTCCTCTCGGTTGTTGTTGAATCTAAAAATCTGTTGTGCATTGATCATTTTTCTTTCCTAAAATATTTAATGTTAAAGAGTGGTGCAATATTTTTTGCTAATCCACCAAATCCATAAAGTTCGTAAGCGCCTGGAATGCACATGATAAATATTTTATAATTATTTTCCTGGATGATATTTGAGGTAACGCCAGTAAAAGAAGTAAAGTTTTTACAAGCTTCAATACTAATTTGAATGACTGTTTCACCTCTCATGCTTAGGTTATCAAATTTTGTAGCATAAAAACAATCACCAGGCTTGGCAATGTTGTCAACTTCTTCGGGTGTATATCCTATGAATTTTTGTCTAATAAGTTTAAATGGGTTCACTTTGTAAATTTTCCTTTTATTTACTTGTTAAAAAATTAAATAAAATAATTTAATACCTAAGCAACATGCGCATATACACATAATGACAAGGAAAGATACAATAATAAAAGCTATGCTAACATCTCCCAAGTCCTGTATATTTTGTTGACGACGATATCGTTTGTTATTTTTAATAGTTTCTATTTTTTGCTGAGCTAATTTTTTGCTTGTTTCTTTGATGTCTTTTAACATTTCCTCATGATTCATTTTGTAAATTTTCCTTTTTGTATTTTTCGTAAAGATTTAAATAATAGTCTGAAACTTCTTTTTCATCTTCTCGGGTATATTTTTTGTCTTTCATGAATGTATAAATAATTACATCTAAAAATTCCTCGTAAGGCAGATTTACTTCATAAAAATCAAGTCTTAAGTTAAAAAATGAATCAATATAAAGGATTGCCGCCCATCTTCGGTCTAAATGATAAATGGAAGGTAAAAGAGTGGTGCCATTTTCTAAGAAAATTGATGCCGTGTTTTTAATAAAAGAATTTTTATCGTCTGTATTGGCGGTCGATAAAAAATTAGTTAAGCTAATTGCATTATTTTTAGCTAATCTGTTAACTAAATAATCAAAATCAAGTGTTGGTAAAATATCTTTTTTAAACCATTCTTTGAATTGTTCTAAGTTTTCAAATTTCATATTAGTCATTTTTTAAATTTCCCTGTTTCCAACCAATTTGTCAATTGTTCGATTAATTGCTTTACTTCGTGTTTTTCTAGCTCTCCGCAGCTGTTATCGTCAAGGCTGCTAGCGTTTATTACTAAAAAATTTTCATTTGGTTTTAGGTTGCTATAATGATTCGATATAAATATTTCATGATTATCTGTTCTTAGCGTTTGATAATCAAATTCATCATCGTTAATATCAAAATCTTTTGTTAATTTCATTTTGTGAGGGCTCCTACAAACTTAAGATGCTAATTTCACTTTCTGGGCTTTGGGGTGTTTTCTTATCTTCGGCAAAAAAATAAAATTTTTTTTCATTTACTTTATTCTTGCATAGATTTTCATATATTTCTATGAATCCTTTTGCAATAGCAGATAAAATTAAAATTGCCCCAGTAATAAAAGTTATGGCTATGCTTATTTTTGCAAGCGCTTCAAATATTGAATAATTCATTTTGTAAATCTTCCTGTTTTTAGCCGGCGGTTTTTTCCCAATCGTAAATACACCAATCTGTTATATTCCAAATTGTACCATCTTTATTGTTTACTAGATGCTTTCCATCTTTTATTTGTTTTAAAATATAATCATTTAAAAGATCTAACGATTTAAAATCCTTGTAATGGTTGATGTGTTTATCAAATTCATAAGTAATTATTAACCTGAATTTCATTTTATTTCTTCTTCATATTTAATCATAGCTTGCCCTGCTATAAATTCGTCAGGGTCATTGGGGTCATTTTCAAATATAGGATTGCCGTATAATTCATAACCATCTTGCAGCCTTGATTTGACGATACCTGATAAATGGCGTGTGTCATTGCAGAGCAATAAAATATAATCATTTATTTTTTTCATTTTATTTCCTCATATTTAACTATACTTGAGCCTTCATTTATTCTTTTTATTTGTGAACCGTCTTTAAATGTAAATGTTCTAGTATTGAAATCCTTGTAATTAGTTTGTAATTCTTGGATTATTTTGCTAAATTCACATGTTGAATCTTCTTTGTAAATTTCCATTAGGTTAGATGCTATTGTCATTTTATTTCCTTTTCATGATTTGCATAAGGTTGAATTTCTTTTATTTCATATTCTAACATACCCTCTAATACACTTAATTGATTTGCTAAAAATAAACTTGCCTCTAGCTCGCTTTCATATAAAACTTTTCGCGTATAAGTGACCGCGTACATCTTTTCACCTCTTTTCCAATTTTTTATTTTGTCAACTATTTCTAACCATTCATTAAAGGTAACATACCCTTTAACGTCGTTATCTTTACCAAAAAATTCTTTTGTGACAAATGCATCACCCCTCAAGGTGTCAAGGATGGCTATTTCGCAATCTTTGCATGGCGGAATATCTTTGCTGTTAAAGTCTGATTCATAATTATCACAATAATTTCCACCACCAAATCGAGTAGAAATGCATAATCCATTTTCAAAAGTTAAAGAAAAACCTTTTTTAAAAATACTAAACATTTTTATTTTATCTCCATAGTGTCATTATCTACCCAAGATTGTAAATGCTTAATTATTTTAGCAACATTTGTTTTTGTTAATTTTACAGGATTATCGATAGTCCATATTTCTAGGTATGGGGTAATTTCATTTATCATAAATGAAAGATTAGAATCTGTATCTCTTACAAATTCAAAGTCTGAGCCTTTGCCGTATTGAATCATTATTTTATCTCCTTTCTTTGCTTATCAAATTCTTGATGAGTATACCACCAAGCAGTTAATTCTGAGCTTTCGCGAACAGGCATATTTGCCAGAGCTTCTTTCAAATGCCCCTGTTGTTCTATAGTCGTTACTAAAGCGCATAATACACGATTAATAATATCAGCTTCATGTTTGTATAATCTTTTAAGGTCATTATACATTTCGCTGCACTTGCAATTTGTAACAACGGATGGCATTGATTCATATCCGGACGATGAAGAGCATCCCATTATTTTTTCCCATTTCGTTGACTATCGTAATTTTGGTGATTTAACCACCAAAGCTCTACCTCTAATTTATCTTTAAGATTCAAACCATCAAAAGCCGTTTGTTTGATATTTTGTTTTTCGAGTGAGGTTAATAAATAACAGAGCATTCTTGCGTGGTTATCTAAGGATCTTTTTAGATCTTCTATTTTGTCGACCAAAGAATGATTTATTCGAGTAACCTCCCTTATTTTAGCTCCCCCGTCTTCTAGTGGGTCAGTCCAGGATTGGCATGGCATTATTTGATCCCCTTTAAAGTTTTAGCGATTTTTAGTATTTTGTCTTTTCCGATTTCTTCTATGGCTTTTTCGCAATCTGCATATGTGGTAAACAAAGGAAAAAGAGACCACGTGCCATAGGTTCCCATAGGCCAATTATCAGGCTCTATATAAAGCTCTTGATTATGAATATGATGTATTTTTATTATATATATTTTAGCGCTGGTATAGTCATATTGATATTTATATTTAGCATAAATTTCTTTCAAGTCATTAAAAGCATCGTCGATTGTGTAGGGTGGCTCGTAAAGTGTGAAATTAATATATAAATCAAGAGCGCAAGAAGCGCCATAATTATGGCCTATGAAATTCCAAAAATCAAATTGATGGTTTTTATGGTCATAAACAACCCCATCTTTTAAATAAATAAAATCCTCTTTTGCCCAGTAAATATTTTTGAGCATTTTGCCATCGTTTAATGCTTGAATTGCTTCACTTAGTTTCATTATTGTTTTTCCTTTAAAAATTGTTCACATATTTTTGAAATTTCATGCAATACATTTTCCATCATTTGATAATGGAAAAAATTTTTATTTTCATTAATGGCGGAATCAGAAATATATTTTAAATTTTTGATTAATAAAATCGTTTTATCTTCGCAATCTTCATAGATTTCAAAGTTTAAATTTGGCTCTAGGCTACAGTCATTGTAATTAATTTCATTATGTATGTATCGATAAATATCAAAACGGTCATTGTCTTTTTCAACCACTAATCCATCTTTAAGGTAAATAAAATAACCTTTTTCCCAATTTTTGCCTCTTACTTTCTTACCATCTTTTAATGCTTGCAATATTTCAATTGGTTTCATTTCATTTTCCTTTCGGGTTCTTAATTAAAAAATCGATTTCATCTAAAATTCTTAACGCCTCATAATTTGGTCTATTGGTTCTTCTCAAAAATTCATGATTAGAAAAAAACCTTTCAGGAATATGCTGGTCTATCATTCTACGTCTTGGAATCGGGATGCCTTCGCGTAAATCTTGTTCGACAAATATTTCCCAATCTTCTGCATGCCTATCCTGATAAGATAGATACCTTTCATTATTCATTTCTAATGCATTTAAGTATAAATGTTGTTGCCAACATGCACGGCGTATTTTGCCGCAAGGGTTAACAAAAGTTTTTAAGTCTTTGAGTTTCATTTAATTAACCCCTCCTCATGACATAATCTTAATATTTTTCTAATGTTTTTGGAACTTAGCAAACCGTAAAAGATATAAAAAATAGTTTTTTTATTTTCAATATAATTTCTATCTTCGTTTTCTTCCCACCATTTATCCTCATCAACAATAACTTCACCTATTGAAGTTTTTATTTCATTTAAAATTTTGTATATAAATTTTTGAATTTGAGTATGTAAGCAAATGTCATTATCTTCAATAACTAATTTACATTTTGGGTTGGTATGAATTTCACATAGCAAATAATCAATTGCCATTTCTTCAGTATTAATATCATTCAAATATAAATATTCACTCATTTTTTTAACCTCTTAATTGGCCATTCTGCGTCAAAAACTTCATCTCTATTTGTGTTCTGAGCAAAAAACGAAGCGCGTTGTTTTCGGTCTTCTTTTACGTTTATGAGCTTTACTGGTTTAGCAATCATACACCATTCTTCCTCTTCGTCGCTGCTATCGACCGGTGAGGGCGTTGTCGAGCGCTCAAAGGGCATGTTAAACACGTTAAAATCGCAATCATTGAAAAATGCAGGCTTACGGTTAATATGATAACGCGGTACATCCCGTTTTAATTCGATTTTTTTAGAAAATAAATTATCATCGATGAAAAATTCCCAGTCATCAGCATCTACTTCTGACGCATCTAAAAATGTAGGGTCGTTTATATTTTTTATGTTTATATATAACCCAGGCTCCCAGGACGCTCGACGAAAACGTGTTGCATCTGATATTAAATTTGTAATTAACTTAAGTTTCATTTTTCATTCCTCACTTGCTTTTTTTAAAAAATTTTCAAAAGACTCGTAAATAGATTGTAATACACCCTGCAAAACCTGAGGGTTCGAAAACCCTAAATAAGATTCGCAATATTCTTTCCATTCGGCAATTAAACCGATCGCCTCATTTTGTACTGTGGGCTCTACAATTTCCATTGCGTAATTTATGCTTATATTAGAGCCGTAGCCTGATAAAAATTCCCATATTTGAAAATACTCTCTATCTGCTTTACTTAAAAAGCTTTTGCATAAATAAATATTATTATTTTCATAACAAATAAATTCATTTTTTGCCCAGCTTTTGTGTCTTAATTTATATCCATCAAATAAATTTTTTAGTATTTCGTGTGCGTACATTTATTAACTCCCATTAAATGCCGGTACACAGACCGGCTCCCTGTGTGTCATTCAACCTATGACCGTGCCAACAAATAATTGTTTCAAAGACGGCCAATTCTTTACGAGCCTTTTGTAAAAATAATGCCAATTAAACCACTGACTATCATTATTATAGCAAGATAATAAACAAAATTTTTGTCAATATTTTTTACTAAACATTTAAAAAATTCTTTCATTTTTACCATCCTCCCACGCTAGCCGCTACACAATACCATCCGTAAAAATAACAACAAGCAACAGTCAATAATAAGGTTAAACATTTATATTCAAATTGTTTGCTTTTGAAATGATTTAAGATTTTTTTCATTTTTTAAACCTCATATTCTGTTATTTCGAAATCATCGCATGCGTCCCAATCTAATTGATCGAGTTCGTCGTATGCATCGCATTCATCTATATCTTGATAATAATAAGCTCTGACCTCATACAACCTTTTTCCATCTTTTGATTTCATCTGCCCTAAATACGCAAAAAATTCGTAAACATTTGCACAATCTAAATCTGGACTTACTCTGTTTGTAAAATCAAAATTAGCGGCATCCAAAGCTTTGTCGATTTCTGTTGCGTTAAATATTTTATCAATTTCATTACGCGTTAAAAAATAATCTTTCATTTTTTAAACCTCCCTTATGTTCGATAATGATGCATCATTAACGAGCTTCCATCGACAAATTCCCGAATAATATAGCAATTTTTGGTTTCATATTTTTTTTTGAATTTCCTGATTGCTGTTGATGGCGCTATTACCCCGTCTTGACCAGCTAACTCCGCTAAGTTTTCACCGCGATTGTTTTTTAAAATATATTTAGCATTCATTTTAAAAATCTCCTAAATGGGGCGTGCCGCTAAATTTTCGTCAGTAATCTCTGCAAAACCTTTTATCGTTAATTTTCTTACAAGATAATTTTTTCGCAAATTTTCAAAAAATTCTTCTTGAGCCGGATCGAATAATTCAACGAATGTGCAAATAACCTCATTTTCACCTAAGTCATCTAATCTATTTTCAAACTCATCTTGCGATATAATGTCTTGATTTTCATCTTCTATTATATCGCCTACAATATATACGGCATTTATTGCGTCTGCTTTAACGTAAAAGCGGGGCTTCATTAATGTTTTTTTCATACCTGTTAATGTGCTCATTTTAAAAATCTCCTTAGGTTTGATTATTTCGTATATCGTATTGCTGCGATATGTTGATAGTATAGCTAACTAAAATCAGTATGTCAACTGTTATTTGAAAATAATTATAAATAGTTACAAAGTCATTTATAAATAGTTACAAAGTTTAAATGAATTTAATTACTTATAAGTTATATTTTTAATGGGTATTTATACCGTCAACCTATTTTTAAAACAGGGGTGACAACTATTATTTAAAGGAATATTTTAATTATTTAATAAAGAATAAATTATGTGTTGATGATTAATTGTTGACTTATTTAAATAGTTTTGTATAATAAATTACTTAAATTTGATTATTTATAGGTAAATTAATTGAAAAAAAGACTTGAGCTTATACTTGATATGCCGTTGTCGGTCAATGAGCTTTATAGCTTTAGTCCAAAAACTAGACGAGTTTTTCTAAGACCCGCGGGTGTTGCTTACAAAAAAAAGAATGCATGGTCTATTGCTGAACAGATGAGAAAACAGGTCTGTCGTATGTTTGAGAGGCCTGTATCTATATATATAGATATGTACATCAAAGATAGGCGCAAGCATGATATAGATAACATAAATAAATTATTACTTGATACATTAGTCTATGCAGGCGCGTTAGAAGATGATGATTTGATTTTTCAGTTGATAGTTAGAAAAGTCTTTGGGGATGATGTTAAAGGTGTTAAAGTTATCATAGAGCATTATGCGGATTACAGCGGCTTAATCGATGAGGAAAATCTCTATCGATTAGCGCAAATTGGTTGGCGTTATAAGCATAGTGATACGATTAATAATCAGGATTTGGTAAACGTATAATGAGCTATTTTAATCAATGCGATAACTGTAAAGGTCAAAAGCGTTTGATGGGCTTTGGTATGATTTGGCAAGATTGTCCTGTTTGTAATGCGACGGGATTTAAACAGACTGTTGGCAGCTTTGTTAATGCCACCACTCCAAAAATTGAGCCAAAAAAGAAAGGCAGGTCGAAGAAGGCGAAAGAATAATGAGCAATCAAAATGCCAAGGCACAAGAAGCTGTCAGTGAGATGCAAAAAGCTAATGATGAATGGTTTTGTGGCTTTATAAAGAGCGCTGAAAATCCAGAGGTTGGCTTTTTATTCAATCCAGAAAAAAGAGATTTAGTAATTGAATGGGGGTATATCAAGGTCGATGGGTTTCCTCTTTATTTTAGACATGTTTATTTTTTAGATACAGGCGAGTGTCACATGATGTGTCATAGTTGCTTCCAAGGTTTACCAAGAAAGGCGAAAGAGTGAAAGTATATTGGGTACCTGTGCTTTTTAACGTTTCTGGTGCAGCTATAAAATGTTTCAACAGCAAAGAAAAAGCAGAAGCTTTTATTCGTGAACGGCTTAGGTGCCAGGGTGTTGCGGTTAGGAAGTTTAAAGAAATTCAAATATTGGAAATAGAGGTTGGGTAATGGTGTTAATGAGGATAATTGACCAAGACGGTGGTGATTATATAACAAACTTTAACTTAAATGATGAGAGGTATTTTTTTTGGCCTGTGAATGCAGGTCGTGGATGGTTGCCCAAGAATTACAAGCGGGCTGATTTAGAAAAACTACAAAAGCAATTGGATGAGGATTTTTTGATATGCAAGACGAATATAAAGAAATGATATCTATTTCGGTAAATGCTGATAATTTTTTAGTAAAGATAAACACGCCAACAAATCAAAATATGGTTTACAAAACCTCGGTTACGCCCGAAAAGATTTCAGATTTATTTAAGATGGTAACTGATATTTTAGTGATGGATGAGATGGTGTCGGTTAATTAAAGGAGGTTATTAGCAATGACAAATGAAAAAGGCCTAGAGTTATTCTCTATCCGTAAGGTGATTCAGGACGGCATAGAAAACCCAGAAACAAACGGTATTTATTTTATAAAAATGAAAGGTCATGAGGTTGTTTGCGAAAGACATAAACCGTCAGGCTGTGAATGTGGGCATGAGGGATTAAATGAAACCTAAAAAATCACCTAAACGAAAATTAATTGATAGCATGGTTTATCGCAAGCTTAAAAAAGAAGATAGGCAAAAGCGCAGGCGTGAATTGTTTGATAAGAAAACTAATTCGCCTCGTTTGATGCTGGTTGGTGAAGATGGGATATGGTGAATTAATGAAGTTTAAAAAATCATCTAAACGAATAAAATTTCATAAGCTTCTTATTGAAAAACTGCATCCACATTTAATATTTAGAAAAATAAAAGAAAAAGCTATTTATGATGAGGTTTTTGGGTGGTCTTATGTAACAGAAAATTGTATAAGAATAAGATTTCCATCCAACAGTATGCATTATCGAGCGCTAAACAAAGTAAAAAGAATGGATAGACGCCGTTATTTATTTGATAAACGTTTTGACCCTAATTTTAAAGATAAGGTATTGGCTGTTGCTGATGCGATTGAGCAGATTATATTAGAGGATTGCATATGCCACTAAAAGAAGGGGAAAAAACGAAAGAATATGATTTAAAAGAATACAATATGACTAATTATTTAAAATGGTTCAAAGAAAATTACGGAGAGCCTAAGTTTAATAATGAATTTAGGATACCGCAAGAGACTAAATTACATAGGTTGTTAAAAAATGAAAGAACTTGAAAAAGAATTTGAAAGCGCTGAGAATGAAATAGAAAAACAGGTCAGGCTATTTCAAAAAGCTGAAAAAGCCTATTTTTTTAAAAAAAACATTGAAAATATCAGTAAGCAATTAAAAGATTTTCCAAATAATTTTGCGATGGGGTTTGTTGGTGTAAGTTATCTAGAATCTACTTGGTATGTAGATAAAAAAGACCCAGAAAATTCAATTTTAAAAATAGATTTCATACCTAATTCTGAAGCTGATTTTATTACTTTCTTATTTGCTTTGATAAAAGAGCGATACCCTGATTTGTTTGATTATTTTATTAAAGACAAATTAAATATTTAATATGACGAAACAATTTAAAAATAGGAGCATATGCGCAAATGAAAGAACTTGAAAGTTATGAGTCTGGAACTTGTTTTGTTGCTGGTAAGGATGGCATGAAGGCTGTTCCTCCGGGTTATCTTGAGGTTAGACGGAAAATCATAAATCGCATTGATGAGCATGTGCACTTCTTTCTTGATGGAGCGCAAGCGAAATATTTTACTATTAACATGGATAGCGGCTTATATTCATCGGCTCTTAAGGTCATGGTAAAACCGGATTTTAGCGATGTGGATTTTTTATCTATTACTCTCGAAGATGACATATTTCCTCATGGCGATAGAATTAAAGCGGGTGACCTGCTTTGACAAAACAACTTAAAAAACAAATCTCATTAACGCCTAGCACAATAGAGCATATTGCAGAGCTTGCAAAAAATGGCGTTGATTCGGAGGATATTTATAATATTATAAGCTCCGAAGAAAGAATTGATAAAAAACAATTAGCAAATCACTCAGACGTTAAACGACTTGAAGAATATGGCAAATCCGTTGGTATAGCGACAGTTGCTAGCGCATTATTTGAAGCTGCATGCAATGGCAGTGTACAAGCTCAAATGTTTTATCTAAGAGCCAAAGGCAAATGGCGTGACGGTGTTACACAAGAGCAGCATACAGGATTTAGTCACGAGGAATGGTTGCAAGAAATTGACTATAAAGCGCGCAAGAAGATTAAAGATGTTGGTACGCAGGAGATAGAATAATGCAAAATGGTTTAATTGATAAGCATAAAGATATTTTAGAACTTAAAGAAAAATTAATAGATGCGGTTTATATATTGGTAGGATCGACGTTGAGGGGTCATGTAATCAAAAGGGAGATGTGCCAAGATTTTCTAATTGAAGGTATTAAGCATTTGGCAATGGACTGTATTGGCGAGACATGTCCTGGGCAAACAAGAGCGTTAATTAAAGTTTTTGAAGACTAGGGGTAGAATGATGAAAGATTTAGAAAGTTACGAACCCGGAACTTGTTTTATTACTAGCGAAGATGGCGTGAAGGCTGTTCCCGCAAAGGGTTTTGATAGCGTCAATCAAATAATCGCCGCAATAAGCACAGAATTGCGTCTTATGACTGAGTCGGTTGATTTAGATGTTGCAACAATAAAAGTTGGCATCCAGGTAGGGGGTAAAGTTAACTTAATTACTTTTAGCAACTTAAAAAGGTGATGTATATTGGCGATGACGCGATCGGGGCATGTTTTAGAAGCTGAAAGCAGGAGTCGAACCTGCATCCCTTTCGTCACCAAAAGGTCTTACCGATTAGTTGATTTCAGCCTCAGGCGTGCAGTATACCATAAGATAATGCGCGCAGGGAGCTTGCAGAGTTGGAGGTTTACCAGGTGCTGCATTACTATGCGCGCAACAGTATTACAATGCGGCTCTATCTTTAGAGCGTCATAAGTAGTATATCATGGGTAATTAAAAAAAATATTTGGTTGAATTAAACCCGCAGGGAGCTCGCATTGCCTTAGGAGGATGATACGTTACTATACGGGTTTTAAGCTAATCAAAGAAGGTCATTCTAAGTCGCACATAGTATAGGACAAGACAGGAATGATTGAAACCCCTTACGAAAAAGAAAGACGAATTCGCCTCAAAATGGCGCATGATTTCCCTTATTACGCCGAAAATTGTTTAAAAATTAGACCAAAAGATGGCGGCATTGAACCGTTTAAGCTCAATAAGGTACAAAAATATTTACACGCAAAAATCGAAGAGCAACGAGAAAAGTACGGTTATGTAAGAGTAATTATCTTAAAAGGACGTCAGCAAGGCGCATCTACTTACATTGAAGGTCGCGGATATTGGTTTGTTACACATAATCCGGGTATGCGGGCATTTATTCTGACGCATGATGACTCAGCAACATCAAACTTGTTTGAAATGGCGAAACGATTTCACGACGATTGCCCTATCAATATGCGGCCTAGCGTAGGGGCATCAAACGCAAAAGAATTGTTTTTTGATAAACTCGACTCAGGCTACAAAGTCGGTACCGCTGGCAATAAAGCCGTAGGGCGCTCAAGCACAATTCAATACCTGCATGCATCCGAAGCCGCATTTTATTCTCATGCAACAGAACATAGTAAAGGCATTATGCAAGCGGTGCCGTTTGCGCCCGGCACTGAGATTTATTTAGAGTCAACCGCTAATGGGGTTGGTAACTGGTTTCATCAGCAGTGGCAAGCGGCTGAATCGGGCGAATCAGTTTATCAAGCAATCTTTTTACCGTGGTACTGGCAAGATGAATACGAAATGGAATTGCCAGATAACTTTAAGCTTACCGAGGAAGAGGAAGAGTTAAAGCATAACTATAGCTTATCGGACAAACAAATTGCGTGGCGAAGAATGAAGATTTCTGAGCTGTCGGCTAATGGCCAAGATGGCGCAAGAGCGTTTCAGCAAGAATATCCGAATAATCCGACAGAAGCGTTTGTGATGTCAGACAATGACGTTTATATGCCGTCAGAGCTAGTTATGACTGCTCGCAAAATGCATGATCTAGAGCGGGTCGGGGCTAAATTGCTCGGTGTTGACCCAGCTAGATTTGGTGATGACCGTACTGCAATTATTAGACGTCAAGGTCGCGTTGCTTATGGCTTAGAGACCTATAAGAAAAAAGATACGATGCAAATTGCGGGTATTGTTAAGCGCATTATTGACGCTGAACAACCCGACGCTGTTTTTATTGATGTCGGCGGTTTAGGTGCTGGTGTCGTCGATAGATTGGTTGAAATGGGTTACGGTGACATTATTATTCCTGTCAATTCTTCCGAGCGAGCCATGGACGAGGATAGATTTACTAACAAGCGCGCAGAAATGTGGTTTTTAGGGCGTGAATGGTTGCTTGATATGCCGTGCCAATTACCTGATAGCAACGAGCTTCACGCAGACTTATGTAACACAAAGTATGATAACGACTCTAAAGACCGGCTAAAGATTGAGAAAAAATCAGACATGAAAAAGCGAGGCGTGCGCTCAAGTGACGCAGCTGACGCATTTTTGCTCACATTTGCTAGACCAATTAATATCAAAAATCTAAATAAAGAAAAGCGTGAGAATGAAAAAGCCGCTGTCGTCATGGCAAGAAATATAGCCCTCAATAAGATTAGGCGAAAACGTTAAAAGATTATATAATCATGCAATAGCGTATTGGACATAAAAAAATTGAGCGATATTGCAAAATCCCACAAGGACAAACTCGAGCATATTAAAAAACTGGTCGGTGATGCTGTTGCCGCTAACAAAGCAAATGCCGATAGATTCCATCATTTTCAAAAATTCGTTTATCAAACTGCACTTTCACAAGCCGATGAAGACACGCTAAACGCACTTAATAAACCCGTTATTGAATTTAATATAGTCAACGCGCCCATCTCAAGATTATGCGGTGAGTTTTCAAAGCAAGAACCAGGTGTGGATGTTTCTCCTGTGGACGGCGCGCAAGTTGACGAGCTAACTATTGCAGTTACCGAAGGCCACTTACGTCATATCATGTGGGAAGCTCAGCAAGATAATACGCAATATTTAACTTATCGCGATAGTTTGGTAGGTGGCTTTGCCGTTTTTAAAGTATTAGCCGAGTATGAACATGAGCGCAGTTTTAACCAAAAACTTACGCTTAAAAAAGTTTATGATCCTACTTTAGTTGTTTTTGACCCCGCGGCAAAAGAACCGACAAAGCGTGACGCTGAATATTATTGTGAACTTTGCAGCATGACCGAGGAAGAGTTTAAAGAAGAATTTCCTGATGTTGATATTAGCAAGCTAAGCTTTGATAAAAGCAATTCAACGATTCAGTGGGGCTTAAAAGTCGGTAATGAAAAAGTCATTACACTTTGTTATTTCTACAAGAAAAAACGTAAGAAACAAACTATAGTTCGTCTTGTCAATGGCAAAGTCATGACGATGGAAGATTACAAAGCTTTTGTTGAATGGTGGGTAATGTCAGGCGAAATGATGCAGCCACCAGCTATTGCTGGGCAGCCACGAAAAACCACGATTAGTTATTTTTGTCGCTACACATTAATCGGTAGCGAAGTTATCGATTACGAAGAAACTGATTTCAAAGAGCCGAACTACATTTTTGTTGATGGCGATTCTGTTTTATTACGCGAAAATAATAGCAGTAAATTAACGCAATTTACGAAGCCCTATGCATATCACGTTGAAGGTTTACAGCGCTTACTTAATTTTAGCGGTCAAGTTATTGCAAATGAATATGAAAACCTCACTATGCATAAATTCATGGTAGCAAAAGAATCATTGCCCGAAGAAGATGCCTACCTCGAAGCGTATGAAAATGTACAGCAAGCAAATACGTTAGTTTATAATGCTTACAATCCTCACGACCCTACGCAACCATTACCTGCGCCTGCCCCCGTTCCACGTGGAACGTTTCCAAGCGAAGTTTTAACGACTTTTGGTACTAGCATGCAGATGCAACAAAGTATTTTAGGTAGCTATGATGCTGAGCTGGGCGTGCAAAACAAAGAACTTTCAGGGCGCGCAATACAAATGGGCGCTATGCAAACAGGCGCTACCGCATTACCGTATACCGTTAATTATCTATTAGGTTTAAATCAAGCATTACAAGTTATTGTTGATATGATTCCAAAAATTTGGGTGACTCCGCGCACGATTCCTATTCGCCACAAAGATGGTAAGCGCTCCTATATTGAGATTAACACCCCCGATGGCGTGCCATTCAAATACGATGAAAATGCACTTAAAGTAAAAGTTCAGCCCGGCGTTAATCACACGATTGCTAAAAACCAAGCCTTAGAACAGCTCATGATGGCAACCAAAGTTTCACCACAAATCGAAGCTTTTATGGGTCAAGAAGGTATGGATATTTGGTTCGACAATATGGAATTTAAAGGCGTTGAAATTGTTAAAGAACGTGCCGATAAATGGATGGAACAACAAAAACAAGCGGCTGCAAATAAACCGCAAATGCCAGACCCAGAAGTTATCGATGCGATTGCGAAAATGACGACTGCAAAAGCTAAAATCGAAGAAACCAAAATCGAACAACAAAAAATACATATGCAAGCGCAACAAGCTGCCGTTGACCATGTCATTGACTTGGTGCAGCTCAAAGAAGACAAATACAAAAACGATACTGATAGAATGCAAGTACTCGTTAATGCAGGCGTATCGTTAGCAGAAGTCGAATCTCAAAAAGCAAAAGCCGAAGCCGAAGAAGGCAGAACGCAGGCTGAGCTTGTTATGAGTCTCGAGGAAATGCAACTTAAACGAGAGAATCAAGCACATGAACATTTATTAAATATTCATGAAGCCACTAAACCTGAAAAAAAGGAAACTAAAAAATGAGTTATGTTTTAGATATGGGGACACCCAACCAAGTTGGAAACACACCAAGACGCGGTAAATTACGCAGTACTGATAACTTAGCAGCGATTACATCTGCGGGTTATTTAACCTTACAAGCAATACAGCCACAAACTTTATATCAAACTGATATTATCGATTGCACTTATAGTTATGATGCTGCAACCGGTACTGGTACTAATATCCAGCTAGGCGTTAGCTTTTCTGGCGGTATTGTTACTTTGTTTGTTGATAGCGGTGATATTGTATTACCTACAATTGCTAATAATTTAGCGGTATTTTTAGACACGCAAGGTACGCTAGGTGTTACGTCTAATACAACGGCGATTCATTTAGGTGATATCGAAGCGGGCAGCACTTCCTTGGGTGGCAACTTTAAATCATACCCAGGTTCACAAGCAAGTTATTTTGTTTTTAGAGCCCAAACCCAGGGAGGACCTTATGGTTCATTTTTACAAAATGCTTCGTTTGGCCAGTCAACAAATATAACTATCGCAGACCCAGGTAATGCTTTTGGCTATATCCAAACCACGACACAAAACCCAGACCCTTGCGCTAACTTAATTTCTTTTGACGTCACCGTCGGTCAAGCAGCATTAGCCGCCGGTGGTAATGTTCCGCTTATCGTTTCTAGCGGTTCAAAAAGATATAAATTACGAATGATGAACTTAAATAGCGGTGGCACAAACTTCTCGGGCGGCGGCGGTGATAGAAATATTAGCATCACTGACGGAACTACCGTTTATAGCGTCATCCCAGCAGCAACAGCGCAAAGTTTAACAAACTCAAATTGGGGTACAACGGGGTTACCTTACCCCGTCTCAGCGGCTGCGAATACTTCCACAGCTGCTGGCGCTAATTTGAGAGCTATTTATTCAGGCGGTACAGCAGACTATACCGCAGGCTCATTAGTGATAAGCGCTATCTATCAACGCGTAGCTTAAGCTTTAAAACACCTAGCCGATGCTTAGCATCGGCTAGGTAAATGTCGAAAAAATTCATTTTTTTGTGCATGTTTTTGAAACATGCACATGTTATCGACATTTCCTATGCATGACTTAATTGCATTAAATGCATTAAAGTATTAAACTATAATCAATTAAGCAACTATGCTTTAAATAGTTATACGTTGGCGCGTTAAAAGCCCTTTCCCTGGGTAAGTAACTCAGTTTTACCGTTGCAGGTTAACAGCTAAAGAGGTTTTAAGTGGATGAGATAAATACAGAGGTAACAACAGAGCCAGTTATCGAGTCAGCGCCAGCGCCCGTTGAAACAACCGAGGCACTCAGCGAATCACCCGAACCGGAAGCAAGTGCGCCTGCACCCAAACCGGAAAAGATGATTCCGAAGTCCCAAGTTAATTCAATTGCAGCAAAGGCCGCAGCGAGAGCAAGGGCTGAAGTTGAAGCGAAATATGCGCAGCAACAACAGCAAATGCAAAGCGAAGATGTGTTGTCAGGTTTAGAGCCTGAACAAAGGCAATATTTGCAATCGTTAGTAGCGGCAAGCGCGAATGAGCTTGTTAAACAGCGCGAAACCCTTAAAGCAGAGCAAGAGGGCCAGCGAATTGTTGAAGAGTTTAGCGACAAGATAAATGATGCCATGTCACAAGACCCTGAGTTTATCCAGCTTTATGAAGATATGAATATTGGGTCTAATCCGTTGTTAGTAAAAATGCTTAACGAAACGGATGAAATGACTGATGTGATGAAAGAGCTAGGCACTAATCCGGCTAAATACTCGTCTATATTGACGTTAGTAAATGCAGGCTCGGAAAAGTTAGCTCAAAAACAATTACATCAAATTGCCTTATCGATTAAAGCTAATAAGGCAGCTGCGCAACAGAAAAACGCACCTGAACCTTTGAGCCAAGTAAAACCGTCACGAACATCGGCTTTGAGTGATGGTAAACCGTCGGTTGCGAGTTTTATGAACAACCCACGCTTTAGAGGTTAATATCTACTAGCCATTGCTCAAAAGGTTAAACTTTTGGAGTAATTGCAATGGCAGTTCCAGTTAATATTTTACAACAGGTACAAACGTACCAAATGGCCGAGTTAGCCTGGTTGCTAAACTCGTTTTGCGCTATTCGAATGACTAATAAGAAGTTCCAGAACTTCCAGGATAAGGTCGGCAATTTGGGCGACACGGTTTCTTTCGATTTGAGCCCAAGATACCGCGCACTAAATGGTTTGGTGATTACTGAACAACCCTCTGCGCAACGCTTACAATCATTATCAGTGACTCAAGCAACGAATATTTCAGCAGCATACACCGCGCAACAATTTATCTTCAACGTTGAGGATTACATGCAGCGTTTTGGTGAGGCGGCAATTAAGGAATTTGGTACAATTGTTGAGTCTGACATTCTTTTAAATGCAATTTCTGGCGTTCGTATTAATGACCCGCAAAATGCAAACTTTGGCGCATTACAAACTAACTCAGGCCCTTATCGTTTCTTCGGTGATGGCTATACTCAAATTAATAGCTATAACCAATTAGCGCAAATGGTCGCGAACTTTAAAAACTATGGTGCTGCGCCACGTGTTAAGTGTATTTTACCTGATGTTGCTATCCCTGCGATTGTCGGTACTGGATTAAATCAATTTGCCGTTAATCGTAATAACGAAATTGCCAACTCTTGGGAGTTGGGTAAATGGTTAGATACTGACTGGTATACTTCTAACTTATTACCAACACATATTGCAGGTAGTATCGGTAACGCAAGCGTATCATCGGGTTACAATATTGTTACATTGGTTAGCGTCAATGACCCAACGGGTTATAACGTTACTAGCATTACCGTTACAGAGCCACAGGGCACCACTGACGCGAATGCAATTAAAGCAGGTGATTTACTGCAATTCCAATGGGGTATTACAGGTGAAACTAATCTGTTTTACTTAACCTTTATTGGTCACAAGCAATCGGCTCAGCCTGTGCAAATTCGTGCAACTGCCGATGCCGCAACTACTGCGGGCAGTGTGACAATTTCAATTTTCCCACCATTGGTATGGCAAACTACACAAAATCAAAACTTGAATGCGCCTTTAAGCGCAGGCATGAAATTACGTGTAGCGCCTTCGCATGTGGCAGGATTGTTGTACTCTGGCGACCAATTTTATTTGGCTATGCCGCAATTACCTGATTACTCACCTTACGACTCTGTTAACACGATGGATCCCGATTCAGGTGCTAGCATCCGTCACTACTGGGGTAATCAATTTGGTCAAAATAACCAAGCTTACGTACGAGATGGTATCTGGGGTTCAACCTTAGTGCCTGAAAACTCTATGCGTATCTTATTCCCATTGTACACATACTAAGGAACTAACATGACTCAAAATGTAACGGGTTCTTCACAAATCATCAACGCACCTTACCCAGTCGGGTTTGGTGCTGTTGCAACTAATAATGCAACCACCCCCAATACTAAAATTGATGTTAGCGCAGGCATTTGGCGTGACCAAAGCAATACGTTTGACATGAATTTAGGTAATTATAACGGTGTTAATGCAAATTTAAGCGTTGATAGTGTAACTGTTATTGATGCAACAACCAACGGCGTCAATGGTTTAGATACTGGCACATTAACCGCAAGTAGAATTTACTATGTTTATATCATCAGTGATTTTATTTATGGCTCAACTGCCAGCATTCCTAAATGCTTAATTTCATTAACCGGCCCAGCAACCGGCCCATTGCTGCCAAGCGGTTATGGTATTTATCGTTGGGTTGATATCATGGTTACTGATTCAAGCGCGCATTTCTTACCTGTTAATAAGCTTGGTAATAGCAATACACGCACCATCATGTATGATGCGCCACAAGCTACTGCTGTGACCGCAGGTAATGCAACCAGCTATACAGCAGCAGCATTAACTAACTTAGTGCCTGCGATTGACGGTACGCCGGTTTGGATTGCTAGCGCATTCACCCCGGGTGCAGCAAGTCGTATTCTTAATCTGACTCCTTATGGTGGAACAGGTAATGCGATTGCGATTACGGGTCAAGTAACCTCGGTTGTTGTGACGTCCAATAGCTTTTTAGCTTCTAAGTTAAATAGTGGCGCACCTAGCATTTCTTATAAGGTTAGTAACTCTGGTGATGCAGCGGCATTAAATGTCGCCGGTTTCCAGATTTTCTTATAAGCCATAGCGATGGAGGGTATTAAGCGTGGCGTATACGGTAACGGAACTAATAACGAGAGCCTGGTATTTATCAGGCATCGTTGCAAAAGACTTGCAGACAGTATCAGGCGCTCAAATCACTGAGGGCCTGTATCTGCTCAATGCTTTATTAGCGATGAAATCTGTTGATATGCGCTTAATACCTTACTATCGCAAATACGATTTTACCTTAGTCGCAGGACAGGAAACGTATTTCTTAGAAAACGTGATTGATATAGAAACATTTACTTTCTTTCTAGACGGTGATGTAAGATACCCAACGAATAAAGTTTCGCGTGACTCTTATTTCGGCACAGGTCGTGTTACAAACATTCAATCATTGCCTTTTATGTGGTACCCAGAGCGTAAAGAAAATGGTATAAATTTGTATGTTTATTTTTTACCTCAAGCGCCCTATGCGGCGCAAATTACCGCAAAATTTGCTTTAACGAATGTCGATTTAACAACAGATTTATCGTTAACTTACGATAATTTCTACATTGAATACTTGCGTTACGCATTGGCGCAATATATGTGTCAAGACCAAGATATGGAATTTCCAGCAAGCAAAACTAAAATGCTAAGAAGTATTCAAAAACAACTTGCCTGGGTTTCTCCACCCGATTTAACAATCAAGAAAACAAGATTTATTAATAATAAGACAGGCGTTGATTGGCAGCAAATCAATATCGGTCGCGGATGGGAGCCTAATTAATGAAAGGTGGCTCACCAGAATACAAAGATTTAGAATTAAAAATTGTAGGTTCCAATTTATTCGGTCGCTTTCCTCAGATTTCGCCCGAAGAAACCTTCAATATGATTATTTCTGATGATGCCTTAGTTCCTTTCGCGGGTTACGCAAGAGTCGTGCAAATCAGTGACCAGGGCGTAGGCCGAGCCATATTTTCTAGTCAAATATTAAAAAAACTATTCGTTGTGATTGATAATGACATTTATGCTTTTGACCGTAATTTTGCACAAACTTACATTGGTCAAATGGATAGTTATGAAGGTGATGTTTTTATCGATGAAAACAATAATGGACAAGTTATCTTTAGCGACCAACAAAGCCTTTATATTTACGATATATTAGCCGCGCCTACCTTTAGTAAATTAACAGCTACAGATTTAGGGTTTAGACCCGGTTATTTAACTTTCCAGACAACCTATATTATTAGCCCAGGGCTTGATACGCATTTTTGGTATATCTCAGGGCCAAACCAAGCAAAATCCTGGAATGCAAGCTCATCCCAGCAACAGGGCGCTATAGAAACAAAGCCCGGTAATTGCGTGGCTTGTGTACGTTTTCCAGGGAGGGGCAATTTATTATTAGTCTTTGGTGATAACGTCACTGAATTATGGCAAAACGTAGGTGCAACATTATTTCCGTATCAACGTAATCAAAATACCAATATTGACTATGGCTGCATTAATCCGGCAACGATTGCTACTAATGAAAAAATGGTTTGCTGGGTAGGGCAGAATGAAAAGTCTGGTATTGCTATCATGTACACCAACGGCGCAAACATTCAAAAAATCTCAACGGATGGTATTGATTATAAATTATCTCAATTACAACATCCCTCGGATTGTTACGGCTATATGCTGCGTCTTGACGGGCATGTATGTTATATCGTGACATGGGTAAAAGATAATCTCAGTTATTTATATGATTTTAACACGGGTAAGTTTTATACACTTACTGACGAAAATATGAATGCTTTTATACCTAAAGCGGTTGCTTTTTTTGATGAACGTTACTTCTTTGTTTCAATCCGTGATGGCAATCTGTACGAAATTAGTAGCGAATTTCCTACGTATGACTATGGTGATGGAGATGTTAAGGAAATCCCACAAATTCGCGTATGCCCGACAATGATGCTGCCCGATCAATCCCGATTTAAAACCGGTTATGTCGGCTTTACGGTAAGACAGGGTAATTTTAATTTTACCTTACCGGCAGACGATTTGGTTCCCAGAATTGATTTAACCATATCAAATGATAATGGTGTTAATTACGGGAGCGCGGTATCGATAGATATGTTCCCGCTAGGTCAAAGAGCTAATCGTTTAATGTGGTACAACTTAGGGGCGGCTAATAATTTAACGTGTCAATTTCGCTTTCATGGCTACGGGAAATATATTGTTAAAGATGGAATACAGGGGATTATGCAATGAGTTATATACCGACATTACCTATTGATGTACCCATCGAAACGGAAGACCCAAGATTTAGAGATGTTGAATTTGTTTGGTCGGCTCCGTTATGGAATTTTTTACAAACGTTATTACAGTCATTGCAGCAAGCAATTAGCAATGAGGGTTTTGCAGTTCCGCCGCAACCGCAAACTAAAATAGCGCAATTACAAGCAAGTGATACCGTTTTACCCGGTACCTTGATTTTTGATAGTACAACGGTAAATGGTGGGTCAACGGCAAATCCAAATGGACAGCTTTTTATTAAATTACAAGACGGTGTTTTTCATGCAATACCAAATTTATAGAGGTAAATAATGGGATTTTTATTTAAGAACCCTGCTAGCAAATCATTAAAGACGGTTGAGCAAATACCGGGGGCGATTACGCCTTATTATCAGCCTTATATTAATGCCGGCAATCAAGCGCTGGGAACCGCTGGCACTCAGTATGGCAATTTAGCCAATATGGGCGGTCAGGTTCAAAGTAATTATAGCCAAATGGTTACTGACCCAGACGAAATCTTAAAGCAAATTGGCTCAGGTTATACAGCATCACCAGGATATCAAAATGAAGTTAATCAAGGCGAAACTGCAATCACTAATGCGCAAGCTGCGGGCGGCATGGCGGGAACTAACCAACATGGACAATTAGCTGGTCAAGAGGCTGAGCAATTAGCCATGAAAGACTATAACCAGTATTTAAATAATGCATTGCATTTATTTAATACGGGCGTCAGTGGTGAGACAGGGCTTTATAAAACCGGTTTAGCAGGTGAGCGTGACTTAGCGCATCAAGGATTTAATGCGTCTAAAGATTTAGCGTCTGGCATTGCTCAATCGTTAATGGCTCAAGCGCAAGGCGAATACTCGGGACAAAATAATCAAAATAGGCATCGTGGCGGCATTGCAGGTCTTGGTGTCTTAGGCGGGTTAAATGTAGCCAAGAAGAAAAAAATACCAATTTTAGGAGATATTTTATAATGAATATTGGTAATCCTAATTTTTTTGGTCGAAATACAGATAACAATCCATTGCTTAATGGCATAAATAAAGGCTTACAACGTCAAGGTAAGCGTTTGGCTAATCAAAAATTAGAAGCACAATTACCTTACATTGGTGACGAAGAAAAAGAAAAATTATTAGCGGCACAATTAGGAAATCAAAAGACACAAATTGATTTACCCTTTGAGCGTGATAAACAACAAGCAGGGTTAGATCAAACATTACTTGGCAATATGCAAAAAAGCATCTTGAATAAGTTTTTACCTCAGATGCAAGAATCTATAATTAAAAGAAACAATAATCTCGCGGATAGAAAGCCTATACAGGGAGCGGAAGGTCAGCAATGGGATTTTTTAGTTAATCAAGTTTCTGCTGACAATCCGCAATTAAAAGGCGATTTGAGCAAAGTAAGAGATGCCATAAACGCTTATGAAACAGGCAAAACAACTTTATCTGATGGTACCCCATTAAATACACCAAAGCAAACAACGCTTGATGCAATAAGTCGATGGCAAAGACCAAATACTACAGCAGCATTATTAACAAACTTAATCAAGGGTAAACAGTCTGAAGCGGAAAATAAAGTAATTAGTAAATTTATTTCAGATGCTATTAAGCCTTATGGAAAAACTTTTGATGGATATAGCTTTGAGCAAATTAGAGATCAATTTAGCTCAGACCCAGATTCTCAGAAAAAGCTTGGACGATTTCTTGCCGCGCAAACGGCTAATATTGAACAAGCACGTGTTCGTGATTGGATTATGGGCGCTAACCCTACCATTTCAGGATTGCATGATATTTTAGGTAATTCCCCAACGTATTCTAAGATTTCAAAAGTAATGCAATCGGGGGAATCTAAACAAGAGTACATCAGAGCACTTGATGAATTATTCGGCAACATGTTACGGGCTCGTGAAAAAGTTGGTATTGAAGCGCGTCAGGGATTTGCGCCACCGGATGAAGACAGCTCGAGCGAACAATCTTTTTCACCCGATGATATCTCAAATGACGTAACCTCCGGCGCCCAAAACGTTGAAAACTGGGTCAAAAACCCTAAAACAGGGAAGTATGAAAAGCAATGACGAGACATATAAGAGTTGGCGACACCATACATAATTTTCCTGATGAAGCGACAGATGACGAAATCAGTGAAGCACTTGCGGGTAATGATTCTGATATAAAAAGTCCAACATTAAATGAAGCTATGAGTCAGCTAAAAAACAATACGCCCAACGTCCAAGCAGATGCGCGTGACGCCGTTCAAGGCTATTTACAATCTTTAGAAAGAGGCGGTCAAGGATTGGCTAATCTAGCTTTACCAAAAAGCATGCAGGATAAAACAGATTATTCCTGGATATTTAATAAAATAGGCAGCGGTAGAAATAATAAAGAGGCAAACCTAGCGCGTGGAGCTGGTGAAATATTCAGTGTTAGCCCTTTAGAAAAGGCAAAGCTAGGTGAAAAGCTTGTTGAGCAAGCCACTGCTAAATACCCTAAGATAGTTCAGTTTCTTTCAAAGAATGCTGTTAAATCACTTCCCGCTACCGGCGCAACGGCTTTAAATGCACCTCAAGGCGAGAAGGAAGAGGGCGCCGCTGTTTCTGAAGCTATGGGGACTTTATTACCTGGCGTATTTAAATTTCTTGAAAAAAGCAGACCTTCTAAAATATTACGTGGCCAATTATCGCCCGAAGAGCTACAAGAAAATCTCGAAGCCTCAAAAGGCACTGAAACTGGTCTAGGCGATGTCATTGGTAATTCGTATCTTAAAAATACACTTGAAACAAAAGCCTCATCAATTCCATTCACCGGCGCAAAAAACGCCATTTTAGGCACAGCTAAAAAACTAAAAGGAAATGCTGAAAATATTTTGGAAAGATTTAGGGGTAATACTGAGCCTAATAACGCTTTATCTGAAATTAGAAAGGCAATGAATGCCACCAAGGACGAGCTGCAAGGAGTGAAGAATCAAAAAGAAAAAGCTTTAAATAAAGCCGCAGAAAATGCAGGCGTAAAGGTTGGTAATAAAAACCTTAAAGAAGCAGCTCAAGACCTAAGCTTAGAAATCCGTGATGATCCAGATTTATTTGAGGATTTACAAGACGAAAACCCCAAGTTAATTAAAACAATTGATAAGCATGCTAATAGCCCAGAGAAAATAAAATCGCTTAAAGGCGCAGACATTTCCAGACCAAAGCTTTTTAGAGAAAAGGCATCCAAGTTATTTATGTCAGGCGATAAATATGAAGGCGGAATTTATAATCGTTTAGATAAAGCAGCTAAAAAAGATATTGACGAAGCGTTGAACGCATCGAAAGACCCGCAGGTTATGAAATTACGTGATGATTATAGAAAGTTTTACGCTGAGCAATGGGCACCTTTTGAAGATAAAGATATACAAAAATATTTAGAAACCGGCGAAGGTGATACCGATTTAATATTAAACACCTTTTTAAAAACCAGCAGAAAAACCGACAGAGGGTCTTTGCTTAAAAAGCTGACAAGCAAATTGCCAGACAAGCAAAAAGACTTATTAAAATATTCTTATTACAAATCCGCCGTAGACAATAAAGGCAATGTAAATTTAGGTCGATTAAATACGTTGCATAAAGCGCTAGGCCCTACTCAAAAAGAAGAATTATTTAATAACAGCCCAGAAGATTTAAAGGCTATGGATAACCTTTCTAAAGGTATTGATTTAAATGCGGAAGGTGAAAGAGCGTTAGCAAATCCATTAACAGGTTTTCGCTCAAGTCAATGGGGTCCAGCGACAGTTGTTTTATCAGCCATTGGAACAGGGGCGAAAATTGCAGGGTTGCCCGGCGCTATCGCAGGTGGCGCAATAGCTTTAGGCGGTTTAAGTACGGTAGGTAAAGTCGCAACTAAAAAATTAACCAGCGAAAAATTAAGAGAAAACTTAGTTAAGCAAATGTTAGAAAATAAAACTAAATTCGAAGGCGGTAAAACGCAAGAGCTAGTAACTAAATTAGCGCAAATAATTAATTTATCATCACGAGGAAATAATAATGGTTGATGAAACAAAGTTTATCGTTACATCGGATTTAGAAAGTTATTTTGTTAACAAGATTACTGGCGCGCCCTTAGCGGCTGGTGTTGTAACTTTTTATGAAGATAATAACAGGACACAAAAAAAAGCAGTTTATCAATTAACGGGCTCACCAGGCGCATACAACTGGGCGCCCTTACCTAACCCTTGTACATTATCCGCCGTAGGTACATTTCAAGATGCGTTAGGTAATAACATCGTACCTTATTATTATCCTTACGAAGGATTGCCAGAAGAAAATAGCAGTGTAGTTGAGAAATATTATATTGACGTTAAAAGCTCTGGCGCTGTCTCGCAATTTACTCGTGAAAATTGGCCACCGATGGGTGATGGCGGCGGGGATGCTACCGGTTTAGACAATCGAAACTTTATTGCTAACGGCCAATTCGTGGTGCATAATGACATTATCTCTACTTTACAGCCGCCCCCTCTCAACGATGGAACTTCCTTATTGCAACCCATCGCTCAAGGCGGCTGGTTTTTTATACGCTCTGTCGGTGGGACTTCCACTTTTGATAATTCATTCGAGCGTATTACAACGGGTATCGGTAGTTTAAATGATTATCCACGCTACGGATTTAATTTTAAATGTACAAACTTTGTTTCTGATGACCAAGTACATGACATAGCCATTCAGTTTGAAGGTGTTAATACTTTTTCAGGCGGCGATCCTGTTGGCTCACAACCTTACACTTTCGTGTTCGCAGCAGAAAGTAACAATGCAACCACCTATACTTTCGAAGTATTTATAACTTACAATTTTGGCACCGGTGGTTCACCATCAATTTCTAATCCAGTGAGTTTAGGCACGATATCTATAACACCTACTTACGCCTATAAAACAATCCAAATTCCTGGCTTTGATGGCAACACAGGAACACTTGGTACCAATAATGACGATTATGTTCAAATTTCATTAAGAAGCCCTGAAAGCTCTTTCGATGTTCAGTTAACCGATTTTATGTTATTTCAAGGTACAGAAACCGTTACATTTTATCCACCACAGCCACAAACGATTGTAAAGGCGCAAGGTATTTTGGGCTCTATGCCGATACCAAATCCTAATGGTAGCGATTTATATCTACCTGTTGTTTACACATTAGAAGGCGCAATATTTGATAGTTCTGTTATTGGAAAAATCTACGGCCAAGCCTATTCCGGCGGTTTCGTAAATAGCTTAAGCGTCGTAAGTAACGAGATTTTATGCGATGGCACAGAATTAAAAACAACGGATTATTCTCCTCTAGGCATACCTTACGCCAGGTTATGGACAAAGATTTTTGACCTAGCGGATTATTTACCGCTTTACGGTACCGGTAATTCTTTTGGTACTGTTTATACATACGCAAATCCGACAAATCAATTTAGATTAACGACGAATAAAGCCGGTTTACAAACTGCGACAGCCAATGGTGCTACATCGCCAACTTTCACTATTGCAACATCAAAAGCCGGAACCACGGCTTATGATTATTTCGCTTACCCTAATGCCATGAATACGGTTTTAATTTGCTATTGTAAAACCGCCGGGGTTATAACAGGTTTAAGCGCGGGAACGTCTGGTCTTTCATTAGCGGAAGAAGTAAATGCACCGGGCGCGTCCTATGAATTCACGGTTGAAATATCCAGCTTACCGGCTGCCGGAACCTATTTTACTTTTCGAAACACGGCTACAAATTATTACATGTGGTTTACGATTAATGGCGCAGGCGCAGACCCCGCGCCTGGGGGCACCGGCATTCTATGCCCGTTACTTTCTACCTACACAATACAAGAAGCAATCGGCGTTATGCGCGATGTTATTGCTGGCTGCAATGTAACGCAAATCACTACGGTTGCAGGCTCTGCTATACCCGCAGGAGCTTGGTTTACGTTCTACACTAACGGCGTGCAAAATGCTGTTTGGTATAAAAAAGCAGGCGCTGGCACTGCTCCAGCGGGCGCGTTTACGCGTGTAATTCAAGTTGATATCGACGGCACAGAAACCGCGGCACAAATCGTAACAAAAACAAAAATTGCTATTAATGGTTATCAATATGCAGTGCCAAATCTTAACGGCGCATTTTTACGTGGTGTTGATTTAGGCTCTTTAGACACGTTAGGCGATCAATCTTCTTTAGCTAAATACTCGCTTCTTTCTCAATATATCGAAGATATCGGCAGCTATCAAACCTATGCAAATTTACAGCATGCGCATGGTAGTAACGAGGGTTTTGAAACTGTAGGCACTTCAGGTACGACGGTAAATGTAGGCGCCGATGCGGCGGGTATAACCGGCTACTCAGGCCAAAGCGAACCTAGGCCTTTTAATTTTTCTGTTCAATGGGTAATCAAATATTAAGGATTTATTATGTCAACAAAGTTTAATTTAACAAAAGATGTCGCCGGTTATAACGGTTTTGGGCTTATTACTACAGACCAAAAAACAGGTGTTTTATTAGCGACAGGCGTTGCGCAAAGCGTAACAGTTCCTACGGGGTACCCGCGATTTGCAGCAATCTTTAGTTATACCCCCGGCGCAAATGTATTCGTCGATAATATTACAACGGCCGCTGCATTTACGGGAACGATTGGTGCGGTAACATCTGAGCTAAACCCGTCATGCCGCCTCTTCCAGCCTGGCGAAACAATTAGTTTATTTACGCCTGACGCAGCCGGTGCGTACGTTGGGATTATTTGGTATGTAGCACAGGATTACATTAACTAATGAAAAACGCATTAACGATAGACCATCCTATACAAACTACGCCGATTGTAAACTCGCCGTATAACGATAGAGGTAATTTTAGCAGCGGTGTTTTACCGCCCCCGATTGGGAGCTTTTATGTAGCTCCTAATTTAGATGTTTATGAAGCCCCCAATGGGGATCCGTACGGTTACGCATGAGGATTTAAGAAATGGCAACTAGAATACTAAGAGAATGGGTTATCGCTGAACCATTTGCAGACTTGGCGGCATTGAAGGCGCTTGATACAACCCCGTTACAAAACTCGGTAATAGCCCGAGTCTTTGGTTTTGGTCTATTTGAATTTAGCTCAGCCTCTGTCGCGACAGGCGATGACTTAAACGTTGTTGACCCAACAACTGGCCCTGGGCGTTGGTTACGTATCACCCCGAGCTATTTATATGTCAATTCAAGTCAAAAAGTATTGTTGCAATACATTGCTACCGCTGACGGCCAAGCAGGTGGAACAACTTTAGTTGGCGGTAATGGGGCATCAGAGAATTTATTGCTTTCATCAACCACAAGCGCTACAAAAGGTTATACACGTCTAGGCGTAAATGGTTTATTTGTTAATGAAACCAACGGTAATAACAACGTTTCTGTAGGCTCATTATTAACATCGTTTGCAGGCACCCACGTGATGTTTAGTACGCCTCGTGAAGGTACGCAATATGATGCCAATTTTTTAGCGTCATATTCTGCGGATAATGATACCGCGCCCTCCCTGATTTATGCAAAATCTCGAGGAACTATAGCGTCGCCCACTATCGTACAAACGAATGATGAATTAGGTCTTGTAGAATTTCTTGGTTACGACGGCACTAACTATAGACAAGCGGCTCAAATTTTTGGGTTAGCAGGAAATACAATAACCCCAGGGAGCGTTGTTTCTGGTCGATTGGAATTTGACACGGCTGATGCTGCCGGTACTATGCAAGAAGTCATGAATTTAGACGCAAGCAAAAATACAAATATTTTTGGTGCCTTTAGACCTAATAATGACGCCGGTACTTCGGGTTATGTATTAACAAGTCAAGGCGCTGGTACTTATCCGGTTTGGTCAGCGGCGCCTCCACCTAGCGGTGCAGCGGGGGGTGATTTAACTGGAACCTATCCTAATCCTACGATAGGTACTAACAAGGTGACTTATGCCAAATTTCAGCAACCAGCAGCAGGCAATGTGTTTCTAGGCGTTTCTGGTGGGATAGCAAACTATACAGGCATAAATGTTACAGCGAATAGCCTAGTGGGGCGCGGTACATCTAGCAATCTTGGCGATATTAAATTAGGTGCCGGCAATAGTTTGGCTTTTGGTACGAGCACTTTATTTAGAGCTGCATTAACCGGGGATGTAACGGCGTCTGCGGACTCTAACGCCACTACCATTGCAAATAATGCAGTTACATACGCAAAATTTCAGCAAGCAGCGGCAGGCAACGTTGTGCTTTGTAATCCTACAGCAAGCGCAGCTAACTATTCTACGGTAGCCTTATCAGCAAGTCAGCTTTTTGGTCGTGGCTCGACGGGTAATTTAGCGGCTATTACATTAGGCAGTGGAATAAGTATGTCAGGTACTACGCTTAGTGCAACGGGTACCGCGCCTGTCGGTAATATTAAGACCGTCGGGGTTGGGGGTGATTACGCCACATGGTCAGCAGCATTTGCGGCCGGTGCTTATAATTTATTACAAATTAGTAATATAGTGGAAACAGCGGATTTTACATTTAATGGTATCTCAGCAAATATTTTTATTTATAATCCAAATTATTACTTTTATAGCGCGGGCACTTATTCACCTTTTCAGATGACAAATGTAGCCCGTGTCAATTGTGTATTGAATAGGGCATACATTACTTTTGCTTATTCGAGTGCTAAATCTTTTGTAGGTATCTTAGATGGCAGCAGCGCCTTTTATTTTAACGTACAAAATTCCTATATCTCAAATTCATCTTCTGTAACAGATTGTTATATGTTTGATTCTGGGCCCTTAGGCTCTACGAATAGCTCATTGTATTCGACGAATAATATATATTATTTTGCTAATCAAAATAACTGTGGCTTTAATACTAATCATGTTTATAGTGATCAAGATTATATGTACGGCGGGGGCACCTCTTGTGAAACAGTCCTCGGAACACCATCATCTATAACAAATGGGTCTATCACTAATTTACATGTTCAAGGTCAATTTAATTCTTTTGATAATACAAAACCGAATTTTTATTTACGTAACTTTAGCGTTTCAAACCTTGATATTAATACAACAGGTAGCTTTTTAATCCGCTCTGATACTTGCCGAATTAGTAATATTAATAAAATATTTAGTGGTGTCCTTTACCTTACAGGTGATAATGTTACTTTGAACAATTTTAATTTAGGAACTGGATACATTGATTTTGTTAATGGGCGGAATTGGAAAATCTCTAATGGAACGTTAAATTCTTTTACAGATTCAGCAGTAACGACAAGTGTAAAAGCTACAAATGTAACTTTTACAAGCTCAGCGCAAACCTTAACTGCCAGCGGTTACCAATTCACGAACTGTCAGTTCTGGGATGGTTCCACGACTACCACAGTAACTATACAAAGTGATTATAATACTTTTGGGCAATGTAAGTTTGGAAATGCGGGGGGTAGTAATACGATCGATATTCAAAGTGGCGCTGCAAGTAATATATTTACTGGATGTTTTTATAATACATTAACGGATAGTGGAACGGCAACACAATTAGCGGCTAACATACCTTATTAAGGAATAAAAAATGACTAAAGCGATTCAAGTAACTGGCTCTGTAAGCTTCACTGAAGACCTAATAGTGAATGGTAGTTCTGGCACGAGTGGGTATTTTTTAAAATCAAATGGTGCTGGCTCAGCGCCAACCTGGGTATTAAGCTCAGGTGGTTTTACTTATACAAATGTTACGGGCACTACTCAAAGCATGGCTGTTCACAATGGCTATATTTTTACTAATGCAGCCCAGTCAACAGGAACATTGCCCGCTACTTTTGCAGTAGGTGATATTATTGATTGTGTTAGCGTTGGCGCTGGCGGTTTAATTATCGATTACGGTAGCGGCGTCAACATTAAATTTCTGGGGTTAACAACCACTACGACCACAGGCAACATTACAACAGTAGATTTGCAATGTAGAATAACATTAATGGGTATTGTTGCTAATACCACATGGGAAGTTATAAATTGCGTTGGTAATGTCCAATTAAATTAAGGTGAATTATGATTTATCAAAACAGCAGCAATACGCCACCTATGCAAAGCGTGTCTTTAGGGCCGTTGCTTATCCCAAGAAAAGATTTATTTTTTTTCGAAAACCTTACTAATATAACAACGACCGGTAATCATACCTTACATACTGTTTCAAGTGGAAATAGGGCGATTATTTCAGGCGTGGGAATATGCAATCAAAGCGGCTCATCTTGTGATGTAAATTTTCTAGTTACAATTTCCGGTGTTGATTATCCTATATCGCCTGTAACTACCATCTCAGCAAATCAGAATATTACATTAGCTATCGATTATATTTTTGAAGCAGGAGAAATCTTTAAAATAAATTTAAGTACAAACGTGACAATGAATGTGATGCCTTGCATTGTTGAATATTTAGATAAATATCCTTTAAAAGCCCCTAAATTAACAACCTTTACAGGTAGTGGTACGCAAGATGTGTTATACACATGCCAAGCAAATACAAAAGTCGTTTTATGTGAATCATTTTTTCCTTTCAATCCGACCGGCGGAAGTATGGCAATTTGTAATATTGGAGCTGGTGCTTGTAGTTATAATTTGTGGGGCGTGGCAAATGGTGATACTCCTGTAAGCACTAATCAAACAATTATTAACTATGGGTTAACTGATGGGTTTAGTACAAGAAATGTTTTTGCGTTCAATATGGACACAGCGGGTGATACGTTACAAATATCATCTTCTTCAAGCTCAACGCCGCAAATAGCTTGGCAAGTGTTGTTAGAAATAGGAGTGTAACAAAAGATGGCTGCTTATCAAACCAATAGTGATGTTTCCCCTTATAATTCTTTTGTGTATGGGCCGCTTATTTTGGGCGAAAAGATAGAAGTTATTAATCAGGTAACAAATTATAGTGATCAAGCCCCACACGATCTATATACAGTGCCAACGGGTTATAAAGCACTTATCAGTAATATTTCTATATTAAATAGGTCAAATTCTACTACACAGGGCGCCACGATATATTATCTTTATCAAGTCGATAGTGTATTCCATTTTATAACACCCTATGAATATTCTATAGCACCTGAAGATAGGCATAATTTCCCTATAGGAATGGTGCTTGATGAAGGGGACATTTTAGGCTACGACAGCACACAGTCAGTCGACGTTAATGTTAGAATATGCGGTATATTAATTCCAAGGATTTATCCGATTACCTGTGTCTATACCTATTCCGCGCATTCAAGTACGCTTTATAGATTACCGGCAGGAAAAAAAGCCGTTTTTTTAAATGCAATGCCACCTTTTTCTCCTTATATTCCAACTGTGGCTTTTACAAATGAAGATACGGGCGCTTATACTTGCACCACTTCTTGGCATGATTCAGTAGGGGCGACTAATTATACACTTAATAGTCATAATGTTTCTGCTAAAACAATTGATGTAAATTCATTTTTTAACACCTTTAATTTAACAACCGCAGGCGATGGTATCGATATTGGAACCTTTCCATTTTTCCAATCTTTTTCTTGGGTTAATTTATTAGAGGTAGACGTATAATGTATCAAAATTCAATAAATTTTAGTCCGTTAAGTTCATATAATATTAGCGGATTGTATGCGGCGGGCTCTCAGTATCAAATAATTCAAAAAATAGAACATATTGCAATTTTATCGAACCCCCCTTTCCCTTATGGTTTTTATACTGTACCCGCTGGCTATAAAGCGATTATATCGGGCATATCAATATTTCAAGATGCATTATCAAATGCTATTAAATGGTATGTGTGTATTGATGTAAGCGGTATTTACTATCGTTTATCTTTTTATAGTAGCTCTGTAGCAGGCACGGCGGCATTCTCACCACCTTATATTTTCAATCCCGGAGATGTGATAGCGCTTGACTGTATTAGCGGGGATGTTTCTCAGCCTATAATCTTCCAGTTTATGGTTCAAATTACTTTAATTCCTGAAAATTACCCGGGCACGACCTATTTAACAACGGACTTTAGCTCAACAGCCACCCTTTATACATTACCAGCTGATACCATGGCTTATATTAGCGGTACAGGTGATCCTCGCGTTGATGGTTGCGGATTGTTAAGCCCTGGCGCTGGTTACACATTTCAAAATAGCGGGGGATCTGTTACTTATAACACCTACCTTGTACCGCCAGCAGGTTCACCAAGCAGTGCAAATTTAGTCACAAGAAATGTTTCGAATAATGATACCGGTGACGGTGTTTGGACAAATGACGCAATAAGAGTTAATACCTGCCTTACAACAGCCGGAACAACTATTCAGCTTGACAGCAGTTATAGCACAACCGATGACTATACACAGTGCGCTTATGTAACTATGTATGAATTACCAACGTGAATATTTTTAAAGGAATAACTTATGGCTATTTCAATTAAAGTTTCTAACAATATACAAAGCAATGGAATTGTTGGAACTACTACTAATAATAATGCTGACGCTGGATATGTCGGGGAGTTTGTAACCGCTTCAAGAAGCACTGCCAGCCCTCTTTCTTTAACATCCACAATTCCGGCGGCCGTCACAAGTATTTCTTTAACCGCTGGCGATTGGGATGTGTGGGCAAAGGGCGGCATCATTCCGTCAACGGGCGTAAATGCAACCCTTATTTCGGGCGATATAAATACAACTTCAGGCGCCTCATTTGATGCCAATACAGCTATTAGCGCATTGCCGATAAATGGGGTTTTGTACAATCAACCTTATACATTTTCTATTGAAGCCCGCAGGGCATCTTTAAGCGCAACCACTACCTATTATTTAAACGTAGGGATTAATTTTTCCGGTGGCTCTGTTACTGGTTTTGGCACTATTTACGCAAGAAGAAGACGCTAATTTTAATGAAATTAAAAATTGCGATGCCACATATTTTAGCGATACTTTCGTTTGTTGGTTTATTTGTTATAATTTTGGTATTATGTTTTGTAGACGTTCCTGACGATACGGCACGTGTGCTAGCTATTATCCTTGGGGGATTATTTGGCATTGTTAAAGACGTCTTTAATGCTTACTTTGGTTTTAAAAATAAACAAGAGAATGAGAAAAATGCCCCTTAAAAAAGGTAAATCTAAAAAAGTTATTTCAGAAAATATAGCCACTGAAAGGCATGCGGGAAAGCCTGAAAAACAGGCAATAGCAATTGCTATGTCAGTCGCTGGAAAATCTAAAAAAAAATAAATGACCAATAGTGAAAAACGAGTATTTGCAAAATTTCTTGAAAGACAAACGATAGCTATTTTTGGATTTGAAGGAATAATGATTAAGCAATCAGAATTTAAACAACTTAAAAAAATAGCTAGAAATATTAAACAGCAACAACGAGGTGAGAAAGGAAAAAAAATATGCCAATGAAAAAAGACAGCAAAGGAATGAAAGGCGGAAATAAAAAGTGTAAGATTAGTTAGCCTTTTCTCTTAATGTGGGCGGTTTATGTTTTTTCATTTATTAACCCAAAAATCTGCCCATTACCCTACATGCCTCCCAACCTTAACTAAGGTCATAATTAATTCCTAATTCTCTTTTGGCTTTTTCCAATGTTGCCGCTGCCATATTATGCAAGTTTTGGTCCGCCCCTAGCAAATAAGGCAATAAAAGCTCTTTTTCTCGTAAATAAATTTTTGCAAAATCTTTGTCATATTTAACAATGCTTGATGTATTATCAATTAGATCAGCGCATTTAACGGTTTTAGCTTCGTAAGAAGCGCTTGCGTATCTTTCTCTATCTATTTTTTTACGGGCTTCTCGGTTGCCATCTTCTGGCTTGCTAATGTCAGTTAATTCAATAACGACCTTAACTACTGGCCTAGGAACTCCAACACATATTAAATCACTACTTGTTAAGTGAGTGTCTTCTAAAACGTCATGCAGATAACAGGAACAAAGCATAATCGATTCAGAGTTTTTGTCATCTGTTTCTAAATTTATCTTTAAAATTTCAAAAACATTTTTGCAATGATTGTAATATGGTTCATTGGTATATTTTCTTTTTTGACCTGTTGCTCCATGGGCAATAAAAGCCAATCCGCTGCATTCTGCAATACGAAGTTTTGCTATTTTTTTACTCACCCTACATGTCTCCCAACATGTCTCCCAACATTATTACTACAATTTAACTGACGTTTAAGCTCTTCGTTATTAAGAAATTGATATATTAAGCACCTCAGTTTCTAAAATGGACTCATTAGATTCATTAGATTTGCCTGAAACATTGCCATTGTCTTCTTTAAAAAAGAAAAGCGCTTTTTCTTTGTTGTCTTTTTTCTTTTCTTTTCTATCTTCGTAAATCTCACTAAAACAAAACGCAAGTGCAGACAATGCAAATACAGAGCCAACAATAGCAACAATCGAAATGGCTATTTTCTCAAGCAAGTTTAATAATAAATAATTCATTTACTGACCCTCTTCATTTTGAACAATAGTTACCGCCGATACAAATTTATGAACATCTACAGCTATATTTTTTATGTTATTAGCTGTTGCAAATAAAGCCCCCAATAAACATGCATACATTATTATCTTTGATATATTCACTATTTCTATTCTCATCTAACAAACTCCGAAATTGGCAAATTTTTATCAACATGTTTCATAATATCATGTACATAATGGCAAGTATGTCTAACTGATACAAATATTAGTATAAGAAAAAGAACAGTTAAAAAACCATCACAACAATCTGAGCTCATTTAACAAACTCCGTAATCAATGTATCTTT